TGACCAGAAAGGCATCGTTGATCGACCGGCGGCGCTGCTCGAGCACCTCGAACGCGATCTCGAACCGGGCACCCGTCTCGAACGGCCTGATCCGGGGGTTGCCGTTGCGGTCGAGCCAGCCGGCATTGACGGCGTTGGGGATCATCAAGGGCGGCGGGAGCGTGTCGTCGGTGGCGAGCAGGGGCGGCTCGGTCGCGCGGTTGGCCTGGTTGATGGTCGTCCGGCTCATGCGGTTGACCATCTTGATGTCGGCGAGGCTCTGGAAAGCCGGGCTCCGGCCATAGAGCTCGCCCGGGCCGGTCACGTAGCGGCTCACCGCGTAGGGCATCGTGCGGAAGCCGCCGGCGCGGATGGTGAGCCGGTCGTCGACGCTGACGTGCACGGCGCGCCACGGCATGCCGTCGGGCCCGGCGCGGCCGGGGCGGGCGGCGTCGTTCGGGACAACGCAGTGGAGGAAGGCGAAGCGGCGGTCGGGCTGGCGATCGACGGCCTCGCGGCATTTCGGCGGGGCGTCCTCGCCATACTCGCCGATGGCCTGGCGGGCGGTCAGGCTGAACCGCCGGAACACGGCGTCGACGCGGCCGCTCGCATCCTCGTCGATGAAGAGGTCGGCGAGCGGGATGGCGCGATAGACCAGTGCGCGGCCCATCTCGTCCATGGCGCTGACGGCGCCGGTGCCGAAGGCGCCGAGCGAGAGATAGTGCTCGTGCAGGTTGCCGTAGAAGTTCGCCCGGCTCGCCGATCGCAGCGCGAAGAGGGTTTTCGTCACCTGGTCGAGGTAGCGGCTGACGGTCGGCCGCTCGGCGAGCTCGGGCCGGCGGGGCTTCAGGCCGTGCCAGGTCGAGCCTCTGGGGGTGAGCATCGATTCCATCGCGGCGGCGAAGCGGTCGAGGGCGAGGGGTGCCGTCGAGTCGAAGATCAGGTCGCGGGAGTTGGCAAGCCGGCGCTGGCCGGTGAACTGCTGGCGCGGCAGAACGCGCTCGGCGATCTCCTCCCAGACCGGTTCCTGCTCGCCCTGGCGGGCGGATGCCAGGCGCTCGAACCAGCGGATCAGGTCGAGGGCCTCGCTCTCGCTGCCGGCGGCCGGGCGGGCGCCGTTCATCGCGGCTGCTCCGGCGCTGCCGGTCGGTCGGCGAGGAAGGTGCCGACGCTCTGGCTCGGCTGCGCCACCGTCTTCACGGCGAACATCATGCCGGTTTCGAGATTGGTGCGGGCGAGGGCCGCCCAGCGCTTGGCGCTCATGGTGCGGGCTCGCTCGGCGAGGCCGTCGCACATCTCGCAAAGGCTGGCCTCGATCTTCTTCAGCTCGGCGATGTCGGCGAGCTCGGCGCCGGTCAGCTCGCGATAGCCGGCAATCTTCCGGTGCTGGTTCTCCATGTCAGGAGCCGCCACCGATCAGCATCCGCGTGCCGACGGCGCCCATCTTGCCGCCGGTGCCGGTCTCGCCGGTGAGCATGGTGGCGGCGCGGCCCGTGCGGAGCCGGTCCTGGTCCTGCTGCTCCTTCAGGATCTTCGCCTCGTCGACGACGGGCTCCGCCGGGGCCTTCTGCATCGGCTTCGGCTTGGGTGCGCTCAACAGTCCGCCCATGTTCGGGGCCTCCTCTTCAGTCCAGCATCGAATAGGAATGGTGCGCGATGGTCGGGCCGCTGACCTGGCCGAGCTCGCGGCCGGCGGTCCTGGGGAGCCCGATGGCGAGCGTGCGGAGCGCGTCGGCCGGATGGCTCGCCCAATCGTGGACGGGTGCGGGTGCGAAAATCTGGCTCTTCATCCGCCACTCGCGGCGGTAGTGGCGCAACGCCCGAAGCCCGGCGGCGCAACGCTGCCGGTCGAACACGCAACGGGGCAGGATGGTCCGCACCGCGTTGATGCCGTCGACCACCGGGAGCCGCTCCACGGGGGTGGCGCGGATGCCGAGCGTGTCGAGCGTCTCGAGGCGGGTCCGGCCGGTGCCGATCTCGGTCTGCTCCACGTCATGCGGGAGCAGATGCGTGCCGTAGGCGTAGCCCTTGCGGCCGAGCTCCGCCGCGTAGTGGTCGAGCCCGACGCCGAACGCCTCGTAATAGTCGACGAGCCGGACCTGGAGCCCGACGAGCTGGAAAAACCAGATGGCCGTGGTGTCGTCGAAGCCCAGATCCCACGCCGTATGAACCAGGTGGGCAGGGTCGAGCGGGACGACGGCGAGCCGGTCTTCGGCCTCGGCCCGGTCGAGCTCGCGGGCGTAGTAGGCGCCGACGATCGCGGCGGTGAAAGAGCACTCGAATTCCTGGGCGAACTCCGCCGCGTCCATCTCGCCCCTGAGCCGCTCGAGCTCGGCCGGGTCGATGACGCCGGTGGCGCTCGCCGGGTACATCAGGCCGCGCCATTCGGGGTCGGTCTTGCTCTGCTCGAACAGCCGGAAAAGCTCGTTCTCGCCCTTCGGCGTGCCGATCGCCAGCATCGAGCCCATGCGGTCGGCGAGGGCCGGCCGGAGCGATTGCGACCAGGCGCCGGGCTTGAACTGCGCCACCTCGTCGAGGGTGACGTGATCCCAATAGTCGCCGCGCAAGCTGTCCGGGTTGTCGGCGCCGAGCACGTAGATCGACCGGTCGCCGGGGAGCACGGCGCGGCTCTCGCCCTTGACCATGACGGCGCCGGGAATGGGCTTGGTGTAGGCGGCCAGGTAATCCCACGCGATGCGCTTCGCCTGCTTGGCGGTCGGCGCGATATAGGCGGTCTTGGGCCGCGCCAGGTTGCAGCGCAGCGCCCGGTCGACGGCCTCCATCACGCCGAACACCGTCTTGCCGAAGCGGCGGTGTGCCACCAGCACCGAGAAGCGTTGCAGGGCGGCGTGGGCCTCCTGCTGGTGCGGCCGCGGGCGATAGCCGAGGTCGATCGCGATCACGCGGCCTCGGCCCTGAGAACAGGGGCGATCAGGCGCGTCGCCGGGTGCGCGCGGTGTCGCGCAACCATTGCGCTGCTGCAATCATTGCAGCATGATCGGCACATGCCCACGGTCCACCGCATTCGCAACATGCGCCTCGTGATGTTCACGAACGACCATCCGCCGGCGCATCTGCACATCGAGGGGTCGGGCTGGCGGCTCAAGCTGCTGCTCGGAACGTGGGAGGTGCTGGTGCTCAAGGGGCGCCCGCGAGGCCATGCCGAGGCAATCGCCTGGGCAAAGGCGAACGAGGCCCGGTTGCGGGCGATCTGGCGGGAGACGCGGCCATGACGACGATGCGGGTGCCGGACGTGCTGACCGTGCGCGCGGGCGAGGGGCTCACGCTCCTCGTGCGCTTCAAGGGCGAGGCCGAGCGGCGGGTCGATCTGGCTTCGTGGGTCGCCGACGTGGCGGCGCTGCGGCCGCTGCGCGATCCGGCCTTCCTCGCCACGGCGCGGGTCGCCTATGGCGGCGGCGGCGTCGCCTGGGGCGAGGTCACCGGCGAGGACGGCGAGGGGCCGATCGACATGAGCGGCGAGCTGCTCTGGCGGCTGGCCGGCGAGCAGACGGGCGAGCTCATGCCGCTCGCGGCCTTTCGGGCGTGGCGCGAGCGGCACGGGCTGTCGGTGCCGGAAGCCGCCCGGACGCTCGGCATCAGCCCGCGCATGGCGGCCTATTACGAGAGCGGGGCGTGGCCGATCCCCAAGACGGTCATGCTCGCCTGCGAGGGCGTGGATGCCCGCCGCGCCGCGGCCTGACCGGCTCACGCGGCCTCGCTCATGAGAGGGCCGATCAGGCCGGCCGCCTCGAGGGCGTCGAGGGCGGCGACGATCTGGCGAGCCAGTCGGGGGGAAAGCCCATCAGCCAGCCGGAGATGGCGGCCACAACCGCCATTCCATCCATGCCAGTCGTCGAGCCAATCCACGCCGGTAGGAGCGGCTTCTTGCGCGCCTGCGCCGCCGGCCCGGTGCCGACCTTCGCATCCTGCTTCGTCGGCGTCGGGGCAAGCTCTAGGCAGCGGTCGGCGAGGCTCTCGCGCCAGGCGCCGGCCGTCTCCGGCGTCCGGCTCGCCCGGTCGTTCTTCAACCTGGGGGGCCGGCCCGGCTTCGCGTCGCGCTTGATCGGCGTCGGCAGCATCGTCCGGCCCGTGCTCGATCCGGTGAGCACCAGGTCGGACAGGCTCAAGCCCGGATGCGCCTTCGATCCCGGGGCGTTTCTCGAGCCGCTCGCCCGGCTGTCGGCCTTGGTCGGCGTCGGAAGCACCGATCGGGCGAGGGTGGCGAGGCTCGGCTTGCCGGCCGTCGCATAGGCCGGCCGGCCGTCGCCCGGGCAACCGTTGTTGCTCGAGCCGTAGGCGGTAGCGGTCGGGGTCGGCAAGCGCGGCGGCGGGAACCGCGACGATCCAGCACCGGAGCCGGCGGTGCGGTGCGCCGGCATGGATAGCACCGACCACGAAAGGCCGCGCGGCGTAGCCCGCTGCCGCCAGGCTGGCGAGCAGCCAGTCCGCGCCGCGACCTTTGAGGCCAGGGACGTTTTCAAGCACTGCCAGAAGGGGCCGAACCTCGCCGACGAGTCGGACGAACTCGCCGGCAAGTCCGGTGCGCTTGCCGCCGGTCCCGCGGCCTCTGGGGTTGGCGACGCTGGCGTCCTGGCAGGGCGGCGAGCCCACCACGATGTGCGGCAGTGTTCCCAGATCGGCGAGCAGGCGGGCGGCCGTGAGCTCTTGCACGTCGTCATAGATCGGCACCTCGGGGAAGTTCTGGGCGTACATGTGCCGGCGCGCCGGGTCGGCCTCGCAGGCGGCCAGCGTGCGGATGCCGAGCCGGTGACAGGCCAGCGACCAGCCGCCGGCGCCGCCGGAAAAGAGGTCGAGGGCCTCGAGCGTCATGCCTCGGGCTCGTCCTGCTGGTCGGCCTGCTGCCCGGGGTCGAGCTCGTCGGGGTCGATCTCGGCGGCCTCGCCCTCGAGCGTCACCGGGCGATCGCCGGCGCGGATGATGCCCGTCACCAGGATCACGGGGCCGGCAATCGGCTGCTCCTCGGCGAGCGTGACGGGGGCGCGGCCATAGCCTCGATCGAGCAACTCACGAACCGCCGCGAAGGCAACGCGGTGATCCTCGCAGCGCATCAGCTCGACCAGCCGGTCGATGGCCTCGCCCGTGTGCATCCGCGCCAGGCGCTTCACTTCGGCGACGACGGCAGGCCGGCCGCCGGGGTTTCCGCTCTGGCCCTTGGCCCATTGCACTGCCGGCTCCGCGCATCGTTCGGGGCCGCAGTATAGGATTAAATGCCTTGCTCCTGCAAGGCGACCGAGCTATCTTTCCGGGCTGCGCGGGGAGCCGGTTCGCACCGGTCCGCTGACACCGGGAACAGACCGGCGCGAGGGCCTGGCGTCCAGGCTACGGGGTCCGGATCGGCCGGGCAGCCTCTTCAATCATCGTGATTGGGGGTTGCCCAAATGAGCTACGAAGTCCCGGCCCATTTCGTCCAGCAGTACACGACCAACGTGCAACTGCTGCTCCAGCAGCGGGGCAGCAAGCTCCGCGGCCACGTCACCGAGCACGGCTTCACCGGCAAGGCCGCCAAGGCGGTCGAGCAGGTGGGTGCCGTCACCGCCGTCAAGCGCACCTCGCGCCATGCCGACACGCCCTTGATCGCCACGCCGGCCGACGCCCGCTGGTGCTACCCGGACGACTACGGGTGGGCCGATCTGATCGACGATGTCGACAAGCTCAAGATGCTGATCGACCCGCAGTCGAGCTACGCCCTGAACGGCTCCTATGCCATCGGCCGGAGCATGGACGACGCCATCATCGCGGCGGCCACCGGCGTCTCCAAGGCGGGCGAGAACGGCACCACGAGCAAGTCGTTCCTCTCGACTCAGGAGGTGGCGGCCAGCGTCGGCAGCACCACCGGCATGAACCACGCCAAGGTCAGGAAGGCGCGCGAGCTCCTCGAGAAAGCGGAAGTCGACGTCGACAACGATCCGCTGACCATCGCCCTTTCGGCGGTGCAGGCGATGGAGCTCTTCGGCGAGACCATCACCGGCAGCGTCGACTACGTGAACGGCCGGCCGATCGTCACCGGCAAGCTGCCGATGCTCTACGGCTTCGAGTTCGTCTGCATCGAGCGGCTGGCCAAGGCGTCGAACGACCGGTGGGTGCTGGCCTTCGCCAAGTCCGGCCTGCACCTCGGCATCTGGGACGAGATCAGCACCGAAATCGACCGCATCCCGGGCAAGTGGGGCTCGCATCAGGTCATGGTGAAGGGCTCCTTCGGCGCGGTCCGGAGCGAGGAAAAGAAGATCGTCCGCATCCTGAGCACGGAGTCCTAACCGATGGCCGTAGTCGCAACGCAGTCCACGGCGGTCGCCAATCACCTCGCGGTGCCGGCGATCGTCTCGGACGTCTCGATCAATGGCGGCCGCAAGCGGTTCGCCACGGCCTCGGTGGCGATCGCCTCCGGGGACGACGATGGCAGTGTCTACTTTCTCCTGCCGGTTCATTCGTCCTGGGTGATCACGTCGATCAAGGTTTTCAACGACGCGATCACCTCGGGCACCGACTTCAATCTCGGCCTCTACAATGTCGATCTGACCGACGCCGACGAGAACGTCTACGCCGACGCGATCAGCCTGGCCACGGCCAGCCTGGTCGGCGTCGAGCAGGCTTTCGAGGCGCGCGACATTACCACCATGGGGCGCCGGGTCTGGGAGGATGCCGGCGAGGCGTCGAACCTCGGCAAGTGGTACTTGCTGGCGCTGACCGGCGTTACCGTCGGCTCGGCCTCCGGCGATGTGGTCGTCGACGTCACCTATACCGTCGACTGACGGGGTAGGCGGGGCTCGCCCGGTGGTGCACGGCACCGGGCGGCCTCGCCGCTCTGACGATGGCCACCACCATCGACCTCCTCAATCGCGGGCTCCTCAAGCTCGGCTGTGACCGGATCGAAAGCCTCGGCGACGATCTGGAAGAAGCGCGGGCGGCCGCCGCGATCTGGCCAACGGTGCGCGACTTCGTGCTGTCGGCCGCGGCCTGGCGCTTCGCCATGCACCGGACCACGCTCGCCACGCTCGGGCCGACTCCGGCCTTCGGCTATCTCCACGCCCTGCAACTGCCCTCGGACTGCCTGCGGCTCTACCAGGCCGGCGAGGACCTGGTCGCCATGCGCCTCTATCGGGGCGCGGTCGAGGGCGGCTATCTGCTCACCAACCAGGCCGCACCGGTCCCGGTCCGCTACGTCCGCCGGGTCGAGGACGCCTCGCGCTATCATCCGGATTTCGTCGAGGCCGCGGCCTGCCGGCTGGCGGCCGAAGCCTGCGAGCGGCTGACCGGCAACCGGGGGCTGCTCGAGCTGCTCGACCAGCAGTTCCGGCTCGCCCTCGAGCACGGCCGGGCGCACGACGCCATCGAGAGTGATCCGCTCGCCCTGGCGGAAACCGGCCCGTGGGTGGAGTCCCGGCTGTGAGCGCCTGGGTGAAGGAAGAAACCCGGGGCGGCGTCGTCCATGTCGAGGCCGGCGGCGACGATCGCCGCGCGGTCCAGGCCGCCGTCTCGGACTATCTGCGCCGCTGGCCGCCGGCCGGCTACGATACGCGCTTCGGCACCGTCGCCCGGAGCGGCGACGGGTTCCGCGCGGTCGGCTCCCGCCTTCGCTCCTGCGACTGATGCGGCTCTATCCCGCCTCGCTCGCCTTCAATGCCGGCGAGCTCTCGCCTTTGCTCGAGGGCCGGGTGGATCTGCCGTTCTACGGGCAGGGCGCCTCGATCTGCGAGAACTTCCTGCCGACCGTCCAGGGGCCGATCGTCCGGCGGCCGGGCTTCATCTTCAAGGGCGAGCTCGGCCACGGCCTCGGCGACGAGCCGGCCCGCGCGGTCGTGCTGCTGCGCTTCGCCTTCAGGGCCGGCGAGTCGTACCTCCTCGAGGTCGGCGATGGCTACATGCATTTCTGGGCGCAAGGCGGCCAGGTGCTCTCGGGCGAGGGCCTCGAGCCGCTCCACCTCGAAGCACCCTGGC